ATTTCTAAGAATTAAGTATCTCTCAGGTGGATTATCCAGGTCAGCCGCCTGCTGGCCTCTATGTATTGTACCATTTGAAATTGAAGCTACTGGTGAGCCTTGTGTAAGAGTAATTCGTAGAGTACCGCGCGACACAGATTGTGCGGCAATTGTTGTACTCTCTGCTCTTGCTCCTCCAAGATATACAGAGGCGGTGCTATCTACTAGCCCATAGATGGGGCCTTCTGAAATAATATCAGTAATTGATATATTCTGGGCCTGAGAGCCTACTCCCTCTTCAAAGCCTGTTTCAGACTTTGGGCGTATAAAATTCTTTATAAGCGAACTGTATATCATTTTTATTATTTCTCCTTATTTTGAGTTTTCTTTTTTCTCTGGGGTCTTAGGGTCAGCTGATGGTGCACCCCCGCCAGTGACAACATTGCCAGTCCAGTCAGTAAATACATTGTTACTGCCATGAGTATTTTGGGATATTTCTAGTGAGATGGGCCGTCCTGGTACTATTAACTCACCATATAATAAAGGAATAGGGTCTCCATCTACAACATTTTGCTGGGCTCCATTAAATAAATAATTAGTTGGAGACGCTGCATCTACTGAAGGGTCTGGAGCCATTAATTGTTGAAGTCCGGTTAATGCTAAATTTAATGACATTGTACCTACTGCTGTGGTTATTTGTGCCGCAGTTAGGCCCATGAAGGTGCCTACAGTGACACTTGCGCCCCCTACTCCCGCAGCTGCCGTGAGAGAGGCGGCTGTTGTTGCTGCACCTGAAGCAGCAGCAGCTTGTGCAGCCATCGGTCCAAGTATAAAAAATAGTGCGGCTGCCGCAAATATCTTCATACCCCCACTTTTTGACCCCGCAGGGAGTGCTGCTATCGTAATATCTCCTGCGTTAAGAGGTAAGAGTAGCTCTCTGTCTTCTTGCACAAACTTGCCCGCAGTCTCTACAGTAAATCCTACCCCTTTTTCTTGTGAGTCTAATAAGTACTTTTTAAAGGTAGGGTGGTTTGCCTCTAAGCACTTAAAAACCTCGCTATAGCTGGAGGCATGTACAGTAAAACTACTGCCAAACTTTTCGCCTAGCTCTCCAACTAAGTAAACTTTACGTTGCATAACGATATACTCCAAATATGTATTTACCCCAGAAAGGGTAAAGATTCTCTCTACATGATATTCTATTTACGGCATGGTGGAAAAATAAATCCTCCCCCAAGTACACACCACAATGATTTCCTACATTTGCCATTACTTTGAAAATTAATAAGTCGCCAGGCTTCATGTTTCCTTCTACCTTATAAAACCCCCAGGTTTTTATGTAATCTTCTGTAAAATAATCTAATCCCTTTTCCCACCAATCATCTTCGAATAATGCACGTTTTGGTAGTTCTATTCCTTTTGAGGCATAATAGTCTATTCCTGCCTCTAAGCAGTCATTGACTCCGAATTTATACTCTCGACCGTATAGTGCTTTTGTTTCTCTGACGGGGTCTAACTTAAATAGTTCCATTTCTGGATAACTGAATATATAGTAAGGAATTCCTAATGTGTTACAATAGTTTCTATCTAAGGGACTTGGTTCTGGGCTTGCGTCTGGGTGGCTATGAACTATTCCCACTATATCGCATTTTTGGGAGATTGCAATATATTGCTTTGAATCAATAATAAAGTCCTCTGTACCTGTAGCAACATTATCGCAGGGAAACCACTTTAACTGTCCCTTTATAACTCCAAGTACTCCACAACCCTCTTTTGGATACCACTTACTAAAATGCTGTTCTATCTCTTCTAAAAATTCTATCACTTGAATCTTGCGCTCCCTGGAAAAGCTCCAAAAGGCATAGCGTGTGATGTATTGGTATACCCGCTTGGTGGAGAGTTTGAGGACGCTTCGTCTGCAGGAACTGCTTGAAATCTTGCTTTACAGCCAGCTAAAGCTTTACTACAAACATCGCCCCGTGTCCAGTACTTTGACTTAGCTACTGGTGGGTAATCTTCTGTTCCTGTATGTGCAACGAAACATCTCCATACTGTCTCTAAGCCAGCTTCTCCGTATATTACATAATCATTTTTAGAGTAAGACGTGCCTGCTGCAAATGGCGTATAACTGAAACTCTGTCTCCAATAAACCGAAGAACTAGAAGGCTCCTCATTTATATTGCCTTCTGCAAGGCTAAGCCAGTAGCTTCCTGAGTGCTCAACATAACTTCTAGGAGTATATGTTGTAGCTGAAGACCATGCGACTATGTTTGCACTCGCCCATGTTTCTGATATTAATGGTTGATTCTCTTCATTAAAATAAAAATAATTAGTATATAGATTATTATCCGCACCTACAATTTCTGCCTTTCCATCCCTCTTCCATGTACAGGCTCCATAACTAGTTTCTGAATAATACCCTTGATAAGCCCAACTACAGTACTTACCTACGATTACTCTACGAGGTAGTTGAATACCTTCTAGGTCAAAAGGCGACGCAAGTTCAAATCTAACTAAAAGTTTTGTTTCTTGAGCAATTCTATCAATAATGTATTCTCTAACAGGGAACTCATTTGGCTCACTTCCTATAGTATTCTCTTCTGAGCCCCCTACTAGGAATTTTCGAAAAGTTTGGCGGCATACTATGTTTTTTCCAATTAGGTCATCATTTCTTAAGCCGCCTAAGGCGTCTCTAAATACAGAAGTGACATTTGCCATTGTTATAGAAGGGCGGCTTTGTGCGCCATCTGCCTGAATTTCTATACCGTCTATAACTATTGGTAATGCTTGATACGTATTAATAGCCGTTGTATCACGAGATACGAACTGTACCTCTCCTAAAGTTTCGTCAAGACCTGAATGAAAAAATACATAAGTACCTTGTACTTCTATTTCAAAAAGGCTAATAAGCGCACTATCAATATAATGCCCTTGTACGTCGCTTGCAATTATATCACTCATTATTCATATACTCTTCTGAAAGTTGCACTGCAGCTATAATATTCATCATAGCTATAAGTTTGTGAATAGTCTGGACAGACTACTTTTACTGTTTTTTCGCCTCCGGAATTAGAGTCCGGTATAGTAAACAAAAAAGGAACTACTCCACCTTTTAAGTCAAAAAACTGTATAATATCGTCTATTTCTTCCTTTGTTCTAGTTTCGAAAGAAAGAGAGTAAGACTCCGACAAGGAATTAATGCCGTCCCGCAGTCTTTGTTCGTAGCCGTCCCCAAAAGAAGCAAGCTTAACTTTCGGGGAGGTGCTTTTTGTTAGTTGCTTATCGGGAACAATATTCTCTGCTCCCCCAATATCAAATCCTATTGCCATTATGCTGCTCCATACGGACTAAGTATTCCACCCGACCGCTTTTGTGATTGTAATTCTTGTTGAACTGCCTTTGCAATTGCTATCCCAAGTTTATCCATATCAGGGCCAGAGCTGCCGCTTGTATCAGTTCTTCCATCAGCCGACACATTTACTACTACATTGTTTTGCTGCTGTCCTGCATTTTGTGGCATATCTACAGGTATGGAACGACCGTTAGGTAGTGGTACAACCGCCTCTGTTCCATGAAGCATTGCTGGGTATCCCGAACCAGAGCCCCTAGCTATCCCTCCGGTCGCGTAGCCCTGTACTTTACCTTGTGGAGTCATAATACCTCCAGTTTTTGCTCCAGGTACGCCGCCTCCAAAACCAAATAAACTCGCCCCAAAGCTAAGAGCACTTGAAAGGAATCCACCGCCTCCGGCTCCTCCAGTAAATAAGTTTTTAAGAAAGCCGCCTACGCTAGAGAATATTCCTTTAAAGTCTGTTCCTATATCTGAAAATAGTCCTTTTAAGGAATCTCCAAAAGAAACTTCTTGGCTCTTAAAGTTTGCAAAAAAGTCTCCAAAAGCCGTAACAAAAGGTATAACAGCTTTTTTAGCTCCTACAGTAACTACTTCATTCACTGCTTCTCCAGTAGCAACATCCTTAACAACCGCAGTGCCTACAGCCCCTAAAACAGACTCTCCAGCACTTGTAGTTACAGAGGGAACCGAGGGGGCTGTGCCTATTTTTGTTATTGCGCTTGTTAGCTCTTTGACTGCAGTTGTATTATCTTTCTGTGCAACAACGGCGGGGTCTGTTGGAGAACCAAATATAAAGTCGCTAATTTTTAGGCTCAGTTGTTCTGATAGTTTATCTGCTACTGAACTTAAAGCGCTTTGTGCGATTTTCATCATTGCATCTTTAAGACTAGATTCATTACCTTTAATTAAGTCTGCAATATTAGTAGTCATTGAACTTTCAAAAGCATTTCTGAAAGCCTCTGAGAGTTCTTTTTGATTATCTATTTGGTCTCTTTGAGTTTGGGCCTGCTCTCTTAATTTTTGTGTCTGTAACTCCATTAAATCTAGCTGGTTTTGCTCATTATCAGTAATAATTCCATCTCTTAAGTTAATGACTGCTTTTAAGTTAGATATTTCCTGTAGGTTTAGACGAATATTTTCTTCGGTTTTTTCTATAGCTGTAGATGCACTTAAACGAGCCACCTGAAGATTTGTTAATCCACGGCTGGCTTGCATTTCTTTAATTTCAATATTTAATAAATTCTGGGCGCTTTTAACTTGTGTATCTCTTAGCTTAACTAAAACGGCTCCTTGCTCTCTAGCTTTTTTAAGTTGCTTATTTTCGTCTCTATTAAGCGCGCCCCGTGCGCCGCTCAGTTCCGCATCTTTTAGTGCTTTCTCTATATTGCGAACGTTATCAATAGCTTCATCAAATTTTGTACTTGGAAGATAAGAAGTTACAAGGTCTGTAACTGTTTTTGCCTGATTCGCAAGTGCTTTAGTAAAAGCCTCCATAGAGGCACCTTGCTCTTGTATTTTTGATAGCAGAGCTAAAAATTGCTTAGCAGACTCTAAAGTTGGGGTCTTGCTGAAATCAAATTTTCGAAAATCGGCCTGTAAGGAGGTAGATTTAATATCCTTCATAATAATAGAGGTTTTATGAAGATTTTCTCGTGCCCTCTCCATCGCTTCTGCATCACCTGACCCTAATAAAAACAGGACCTGTTCTTTATTAATATTACCGGCAATTTGTCCTGCCTTTGATATTTCAGTAGCTCCTACTGTTGAGCTAGCAAGCTGGCCTTTTCGGATATCGTCTAATTCATCCGACAGCTCTCTTGCCCGATCTATAGATGTTTTTAGTTTTTCATTATATCTATCTTGCGCTTTAGCGGCCTCTTTTTCTGCATCTGTTCTAAACATGTTTCGAATAGCTTCATAACCCATCTTTGCAAGATCAATAACCATCATTATTGTTCCTATAATGGCTAAAGCTTTGAAAGCTGTGTTTACTCCCCGTACAACCACGCTCGCTGCAGACTGCATAAATGCTGTAAAACCAGCCCACGCTGCTTTCATACCTGCGACTTGTGTTTTAAATCCAGTTGCCATAAAGTTCCACATTCTTTGAATACGAGTTGTGGAGGCTTTTGTAGCTGTTTCCATTTGTTTTAATTTTGAAAGTAAATCATCTCTTTGTGCTTGTGTTAGTTTTGCGTACTCTCCCTTACCTCCAGCTATAGCTCTTTGCATGCCTTGGGACTGTCTACCAGATATTTGGTCGCCTGCTTGCAGGGCTGCAAGTCCAGAGCCTTTTTTAGCTTTTAAGCCAGAAACTAGTGTCTGCGCATAATCTGTCGCAGCTTTTTTAGTGTTTAATAATTCTGCTCGCTCCTGCCTTAACTGCTGAATCCTTTCGTTTGATGCTTTCCTTACCTCATCTGCATGCTTTCGAGCCTCTGTCGCGGCTTCTTTTGCTGCGTCCGTCATTCCTGAAAGACCTGGAATAATTGCTTTAATAATGGGCAAGGCAAGTGCACCTAGAGCAAGTCCAAGTGCATAGACATTTTTTGATAGGAATTCAAATATAGGGGTAGCCACTGCAGCTAGAAATAATTTTATAGGCTTGAGTAAGTCATTTTCAAATGCCTTTCCAAGCTTAGTTACTGAGTTAGAGAAGGTATTGGTATTTTCGAGCATTTTACCATACTTTTCTTCCGACTGTGTTAAAATATCATTTGTTACTGCCTGGCTTCTTTCAAACGCTGTTAAATCTTTTGCACTTTTACCCAAAGTTCTAGCGTAGTTAGCGGTTGCAGTATCTAACCGTAAAATAATACCCAATTCATCAAGCAGTTCTGGTTCTGCTTTTGTTGCACCTCTTACAAGTCGATTAAAAGAATCCGTAAGATCCCTGCCTAGAACCGTAGATGTATCCTTTGCAGCTTTGCCTAGTTTTACGAGTTGGTCAGATGAAAGACCTGCAGCCAATCCAATGGCGGCGGCCTGAGCAGCATCTTCGAAGCCTAGCTGTGCATCTGTGGCTGCCATAATATCACTAGTAAGTGTACGAATTGCAATGCCTGTACTTGCAGCGTAGGCTGCCTGACCAGATTGGAGAACTTGCAAATTTCCTGCAGATTTCATAAATTCGAATGCTGCAGAGATTGCGAAAACGTTAGCGGCTAATGTCGCATAAGCGCCTACAAGACCTCCCATACCTCCAGACATCTTGGCGAATGCTTTAGTAGAATTAGACGTAGCACCCGCTACACCTTTCTGGCCTTTATTATAATTATTTGACGCTTTTGCTGCTTGGTCAAGACCTTGTCCTGCCTTATTTGCATTATGGGCTACTTTCTTTAAGTTACCCTTGTCATCTATAATTACATCAACTTGGACTTTATTATTTGCCATTAGCCTTTCACATTATGGGTGAAATTCTTTCCACCGCCCGCAGATTTTCTCTCTTCTGCCTTCCGCTTTCGTTCTGCTTCATCATGCCTATCAGACACTATTACGTTTTCATATATTTTCATTATGTATAATATAACTTTTGGCTCTTCTATTTCATATAGATTGAAGAAGTATTCAAGATTTGACCAGTCTTTTCCTAGATAGGTTCCAGATGTACTGTCCCATCTATCCTCTAAAAGTCCAGATATAAAAAATGCCACTTGAACCTCTGCGGGGAAATCCGAGGGGTCCAGCGGCATCTTTTTGGGGTCAGGCTCTTGCCCTAATTGTTCACATAGAAGTAAATACTTATCTACATCTATCTGCCTTGAAGACTTTACATACTTAACAAGTAGGGAGCGTATCTCTTCTACTTGTTCCCAGTAAAATTTTCCAAGTCGCCTACAGTTTCAGTTACCCAAGTGTCAAAGTCACTTGAGTTGCGCATCAACAGTTCAGCATTTTCATGTGAGAAACCAAGAACATCATCAGGGTCAAAGGATGAAACATCTACCAAAAGAAGCTCTTCTAGGTATCGATATTTTAATCCTGACCAACCTTTGATAACTGATTTACAATACTCTAATAGGAACTTATCTTCGTCTAGCACTTCTTCTGGCTGACGAGTTTTCTTGCTGAATTTAGTGGTAATACATTTTTTACGTAATTTAACTAGCTCTTCTCGGGCTAGATAACATAAGTCTACTGTCATTCCCGCGTACCCAGGGAAGTCAATTGTTACTGTCTTGCTAGGAGTCATGAGACTCGCTAATGAAATGGGGGTATCACTCATACTATAATCCTTATTATTAGTTTGTGGAAACAAAGCAGGGATGAAAAATCATCCCTGCTTCGATTTTCTTACTACATAGTATAATTCAATAGACCATAAAAGTCAAGAATTATTTTTAAGCACCTTTATAGGTAATACTAAGTTCGTCAGCAAGTGCGATTGAAGAGGGCAGGCCGTGGAATGTGGTGCTTAGTGATACAATATCGCCAATATCATGAGCTGGTATCTCCAAATGGGCAGTAGGCACTGTAAACTGAACGCCTGGTCCATTAATAGCACCTGCGGTTGCTCCACCAATAAATAAGTTAAGAGCAAAATTATTAGTAGGCAGTGCGGTTGCCGAAATTAAGTCATCAAACAGCTGGCCGCTGCCGCCCGAACCTTCTCCATCTAAGTAGCAATCAATTGTGCCAGATACAGTACGAGTACCAGCAACATGACCAAGAGGAACGTTTACACAGCCCAAAGTAGAAGGAGTTAAGAAAGTAATATTATTAGAAACAGTAATACTTCCGCCGGTTAATACAACATTATAATCACCAGCCGTTAGGCCGGGGAAAGCTGTGCGGTTAACACCAACTGCCGATACTAAGGTCATTGTACTAATACGATTACGAATAAAATTACCAGTATCATCACAGCTAGTACCTTCGTTAATTAGATTAACTGCGAGTGCTGCGGTTAAATCTGAAAGAAGTACGTCTTCGACTTGCGTGCCCATACCTGACCATTCAATAGTAGTAATACCATCAATATCAAAAGTCAAAGTAGCTTCATTTACACAGCAGCCGCTAATTTTGTAGATTACGGGGTCTACGCCATCATCTGCAGGGAAGTGGAACCAAATAGTTGCGGTGCCTAATGCTGATACGTTTGATTCAGCAAAGCTAATATTCATATCTGTGCCGTCTACAACAGTATATGCCGTGCCATTAGCAGCCTTAAAAGTGGAAGTACCAGTATCATAAACTGCTTCGCCCGCAGCCAAAGCCCAAAGAACTTCTTCTACTGCGTGATGGTCCCCGGCAGTAGCATCTGCTACACCGCCAGTACCAATTACGCCGCCTACAGAAGCGAATGGACGTGCATATGTTGAAAAAGACCACTCAGCAGGAGCTAATGAGTCATTAAACAGCTTGCGACCACGACGACTTGCACCGCCAACACCAGACATTTCATTTAGAGTTACTTCTACAGAATTTGTTGCTTGAGAGAATGAGAATCCGTCTAAGACAGGAACTTCCCAAATAGCTGTGCCAGTCTGAACATAGACCTTTACATCTCTACTAAAATATAATTGTGACATTTCTATCTCCTATATTATCCTGAAAAGACATGGACGTGAACTTTTGTTCGTGCCAGTATTTTCTAATATCGAACCTCAATCAGCATTTCTCCAACGCCTAGTGGTTCAAGTACACCCTCATCAGTGTCAATACTAATGATTGTGATTTGTTGAGTATATTGAGTCACGCCCTGTGAATCAGTATACGATAATCGAGAATTAGTTTCCAACACTGTCTCTACATCTTCTAAGAGTCGGTCAAGTGCTAATGTAGCATCCTCATTGTTTACATAACACCTAACTGTTATGCTTAAAAATCTATTTTTAACTCCTCCACCTAAATATTCACGTGTCTCTGAGCCTGCATTCAAGTGAACTGCTGGAAACTGGTCAACTTCATCCCAAAACAATAGTCTACCTTGTACATTATTATCAAGGTCAGTTAAAAAATTTCCTAAACCATTTATAGTTTTTAGTTTTGTTACCAATGCGGCAACTATTTGATGGCGTCTGGTAGTATAACCACGTTCATTTGCCATTATGTTCTCCTAGTGTAGAATCTTCCGATTGCGAATTGAGCTGCGATTTCTCGGATAGATTTATCAATTAACCTTCGCGGGTCTCTATTATAAGACCCCTGTGCATACCCTGGCTCAAAAGTTTGGTAAGGGGATTTATCGTACGTATACCCAATACTTGGAAAACCTTGAGGTGTTTGTGTTATATCTGTAATTCTTACGCTCTCTGAAAACCTGCCAGTTCTATTTTCAAGTGCGGGAAGGTCCATATTCTTTCTTACAGTACTTGGTAGCTCTTTATTTATAAGTGCCAGTAACATTAAAGGCTGGGAGGCTGCACTTCCGGAAATTTGTTTTCTTTTTCCTCGTCTTGGAGTACCCTTTTTTAGGCCTACTTTACTCTTTTTAGGTTTAAGATTACTAGTAACTTTATTAGAGGTACTTAGCTTAGTGTTTTTTGTTTTCGTAATTACCTTTAAGTTTTTCTTATCTGTAAATTGAGCAACTACTGCCTTTTCTATTTTTTGGTGTAAAGAACTTGAGTTTTGCATTGTTATAAGTTCTGGTGCCATGTTATTTACGAAGTCTCTGAAAGACTTTTTTAAGCTCTTTTCAGCCTCTGAATCCTTAATATTATCAGCGCCTACTTGAAACGAGATTACAGAAACATAATCCGCAGTTAGTTTACCCGCCTTAGTAACTATCTGCCTAGAGTTTATTGTTAGTTTTTCTATTTCTCTGTACTCAATAGAAGATAAATCTCCTCGGGCTTGTGCAGCACTTAAATTATGTAATAATAACTTTTTTGTTGCATCATCTAGGTGAGACACAGATTTTGCAATCTGTACCTGAGAGACTGCGGTACCTCTAGCTCCATGACCCTTATGTAGATTTCTGGATATATCTTTTTGCTCTTGTTCACTGAAAACACCCTTATCAAGTAAAACCTTAAGCATTGTTGTCTTTATAGTATCAATGGACTTTGAAAAACTAGATACTATAAACATATCTACCCCTAATTTATGAGGTAAGTTTATCTGGGGCAGTTTAGAAACTATGGCGTTATATCTTCTAACATTTCTAGACTTAAATGAAGCATGTAATTTCTTTGCATGGGACTGGGCTGCTTTTAGGGCTTCCTTTAAATCAGACTCCTGTATAGTAATGTTTGGGATAACCATTTCTATTACTAACTTTAAATCGGTAGTATCGGCTAATATTAAGAGTTGGCCTTTCTGTCTTTGTACAGATTTTCGAGCCTCTTGGTCTAGTTTCTTTAACAGAGGGTTTTTAAAGTTTTTCTCAAAACTTATCTTGCTCATTAATAGTTCTTATATAAGTCCAGAACACGTTTAATGTGGTCTGGAAAAGCTACGCTATCCCTAGCACTGGAAGAAGATTGATTCTGAATGCTGGCACCGGCAAGTGTTTGGCGTAGCTTATGCTCGCCTTTAAAGTAGTATGTTACAAGGTCTACAACCGCCAGTCGAAGGTCAAGTGGGGTGTCTGAGTAGCCTGCTGTATAAGTTATACGAACAGCGCCTGGTCCTTGTGGAAAGCTCTGATATCCGTTATACCCATTACTACGAAATACGCTTTCTGTAGTATCATCAAAGTAGTAATCTTGATTTGCTACTAGAACGGTGTAAGCTAAG